GATGATGACTTAGTAAAAAATGTTACAAATAGAGTTTTAAATAGGGCAGATGTAAAAGGAGCTTTTAATCAAAGAGCTTTACTTGACACATATATGTATGATGAAATTGTAGATGATCAAGGAACTACAGCAGCTCAAGTACAGTTAGACGAAATGCAAATGTCTTTAGAAGATGACATAAATGCATTAAATCAAAAAGGTGGTGCGTTAACTGCTGAGGAGACAACAAAATTAAATAGTTTACAAGAGCAGTTAGAAAATCTTATTGAAAGTAGACAAGAAAACGGAGATATGTCAACTCTTCAAAATATAGATCTTAACAATAAGATGAATGACTTCTACAAATCTAATGTAGCTAAATACGCATACGATAAAAGAGAATATGCTAGAACATATGACGATGACAAAGAGTGGCTGGCAAATAACACTGGATCAGAAAGTATAAATAACCCTCAATATGTGTATACTCCTAGCCTAGCTATGGAAGTTCCATCTTTAGGAGGTACAGACACTAATTCATTAAATAGCTTTATTCAAGAAAAAGAAACATCAATTCAAACTACTTTAGATTACTTTAGTAATTTAGAAGGAGTAGATATTTCTCAAGATGAAATTTTAGCTGATCTATTAAATTTAGATGATTTTGGAGTGCTTACAGAAGATGGAAAATATAGTGAAACTATACAACAATTATCTAGTAAATACAACGTAACTCCAGAAGTATTTATAGAGAAAGCTAAACAAACTCAGATAAATAAACAAAAACAACTTTTAGCTCAACAACGTAAAAAAGAAGCTGAAACAAAAGTATTTAGTGGTGACTATAATGCTATAAGATCTGAAGAGTTTGCAGAATTAACTAAAACAAGTGACTCTAATCCAGAACTAGCTATAAATGGAGTAGATATTAAAAATGCTTTAGTTAAAATAGGCGCTATAGATAAAAATGCATCAGTTAAAGATGCTTTAGATTATTTATATAAAACAGCGGGAGGATTTAATAATATAAAAATATCATCGGGGGCAAGTGAGAATTTATTATTTGGATTTGGAGAATCAGGACATGCTTTATTGCAAGCGTTATTAGCTGATAAATCTCCAAATGCTATATATGATTCAGAAGCAGCATTTACAACAAATGCTTCAACGGAACAAAGCGCTATGAATTATCAACTAGCTGACTTCTTAAAAGACTATACAACTAGTAAAGAAAATGATGAGAAAAAGCTAACTGAGCATTATCAGGCTAATGTAAAAACCGATACAGGTTGGAATATGAATGATTTTGGAGACACAGAAAATTCAAAGGAAGTAAGAGCTGCATTCAAATCAACCTTTAACGACCCAAGTGGGTTTTTGACTGTTCCTATATTTAACACTTGGGACGAAAATGCTGATCCAAATGAATCATATACTATTGCTGATTATATTGAAGATAATGGAGGTTTGTTTACTGACGGAAATGTAGAGATAAATGCAGATAATATAAGTCTTAGTTCTGTAGTCAGAGCGGATGGAGTATCTACGATTACTATTCCGTTAACAAATACAAAAGACGGTAAACCTGTACACATTATTGCAAGAGCTGATGGTGTAGGAAATCCAGCTTTAGAAAGATGGACTAGTTCTGCAGAATACGAAGCAGGAAAGTTATGGCAAATGGGAATACAAGCGCATTTAACTAGTGGTAAATTTGCACCAGAGTTACTTGAAGGTATAGTATTTGATTATAATAATAATAAAGTTATTATTAACGGCGTGGCAAACGATATGGCACAAGGATTGCAAAAAGTTGCAAATATGTTAAATAGAGTTGGGTACGCAAAATCTATGGGAGGACTCGATGTAGATAAAGATAAATATAAAGCTTTCTTTGAAAAACTAAAAGTTACAAATAATAAATAAGGCATGCCTATACAGTTTACAGAACAAGATGAGTTAAATGCTTCTACTAATCTGCCAAGAAAAAAACAGGGTGCAGGTATAGCTATTACTGAAGAAGAAAATGCTTTAGATAGGCCTACTCAAATAAGCAGTCCTTTATTTTTTGATACTGTAGATTTTACAGATACATATACTGACGATCTTTATAAATATACAGATTATGGTGTAGTTCCTACTAGATTTACAGACTGGAATGAAACAAGAGCGCAAAATCAAGGTACTGGAGAAAAATGGATGCGGGGTTTAGCAAAAGCTGGTATAACAACTTTAGGAGCAGTAGCAGAAAATACAGTAGGAATATTGACAGGTTTAGGATCTGTGTTAACAGGAGGTCAGTATTATGATAATGCTGTAGGTAGAACTGTAGACAAAGCTAATGAATGGGCACGAAGTCAAATGCCTAACTATTATACAAAAAGAGAAGAAGAAATGGGAGCTTTCCAAAGACTTGGAACAGCAAACTTTTGGGCAGATAAGGCTATGAATGGTTTAGGTTACTCTCTAGGTTCTATAGCTACTATGGCATTGACTGGTGGAGCGGGTTATTTAGGTATGGCGGGTAGAGCAATGGGTGCTAGCAGAATGGCTACACTAGGAGACAAAGCTGCAAAAATACATAAACTATATAAGACTACAAAAAGTGCAGCTACTGCAGGTAAACTTACTGATATGATGGGTAAAGTATCTGCTGCACAAAGATTTCAAAGAGCGGGGCAAATGCTCGATGCGGGTATTATGATGTCGCTTGCAGAGTCATCTGTAGAAGCCAGAGAAACTAAAAAGCATACATACGACACTCTTGTAGAAAATGCGTTAGAACAAAAAGGATTAGAGTACGAATGGCAACTAGGTGAAGAAAAATTAAAAACTTTTAGAGATGCTTCTAATGCTGCGGGTAATGTAAACTTTGGTTTAAACATGGCTGTATTATCAGCATCTAATGCATATATATTTGGTAAAATGATGTCTCCTAAATATGTGCAAAGAAGCGGAGCCCTTAGAGGTATAAAAAAGAACCAAGCAGGAGAGTGGGCAGATAACACAGCTAAAGGTTGGAGAAAAGGATACAAGAGAGTTAAACCTGTACTGCAAGGATCAGCTGCAGAAGGTATTCAAGAAGGTTCGCAATATGCATCTAATATAGGTACTACAGAATTCTATACTTCTAAGTTTTCTGATATGGGAGGTATTAGTAGAGTAGAGGCATTAAACGAGGGTTTATCTAGAACGTTTGGAGAAACAGAAGGTATAGAATCTATATTACTAGGTATTATTACTGGTGGTATAATGGGTGGTGGAACCTCTTTAGTAAACAAACCTATGAAAGCTAGAGATGCTGCTGCACAACAAGTACTAGATATATTAAATACAGGTGAGTTTTTAAACAGTGTAGATAAAGCGCAAGGTCAAGAACGTACACTAAAACTGTTAGAAAAAATGGAGGAGGCGTATAAAAACGATGATCCAGGACTAGCAGAACAATATAGACTACAAGCATTGATGAGTGATATAATCACTATGGACAATGCAGGGTTAATAGATTTATACAAACAGAAACTTGATGACGCAGTAAACTTGCCTGATGAAGAATTTGCAAAACAATTTGGGTATAATACTGAAGTAAAGTTTGATAAACATAAAGTTGTAGAAGAATTAAAAAAAGATATTGATATTATAGTAAAAAGAAAAAATGCTATTGATGCAATGTTTCCAACTAGAAGAACATTGGGTATTCCTAGATTATTAATGTCAGAAGAAGCTAGAGCAAACGAAGAGCAAAGAATTAAAGAAACTGTAATATTAAAAGATGCATTACTACAACAATCTGTATTTTTAGATAAAGTAGAAGGATATAAAAAAGAAGCAGCACAAAATATTGCAGATATTATACCTGGAATAACATTAAGTAGATTAGAAAAATCAGCAGACTCTGCTAAAGAAGAGTATGATAGATTAATAGAAGAAGCTATTTTAGCAGACCCTAATGCAACTAATGAAAATGAATTACCAAAAGAAGTTAGAGATGCAGCTCTTCAAGCAGCATATAAAAAATTTATAGATGATACGTCTAACGGCATAGAAACTAAATATAATCCTGCAGACACTGAGCGTTTAAGCAAAGCTTTAGGTAAATATTATGGTTTACACTCTGCAGAACAAGAAGTATTTGAAGGTTGGAATAGGCTACAGACTAATGCTGGTAGAAATGACTACATCAGAGTAGCGTTAATGGATGAAAAAAACAAAATTAACGAAGAGTCTGATAAAATGGTTGAGGATCTTATACAACAAGAAACTGACCCAGAAAAAATTGCTAAAAATGTACCAGAAGGAGCTAGCACTGCAGCAAAAGAAAAAGCAAAAAAAGAAGTGCAGAATATAAATAATATTAGACAAAATATTATTAACAAGTACATGGATGAAAAAGTCAGTATGGAGGAAATAGATGCAGCTATTGAAGAGCGTAAAGACTCTGAACTTAGAATGCCATTTGAAAATACTGAAGACAAACAAGCCTACATAGAGCTTTTAGAATTAAGAAAAATTAAAAAGACTAGAGAAGGTCAAGGTTTGGTTAATCCACAAGCAGAGCAAGCAGAACAAAATAGTAAAGATATACAAGAAACTGTACTAGTTGTAGACAGTGTTGAAAAACTTAAAAGGGTATTTAAACCTGTACATCCAAATGAGCACTATAGCCATGTAACTTTATCAAAAAAGGAAAATTTAAGCGATGACTATTTAAGTCGTTTTCCAATAGGAAAAGAAAAAAAGGTTAAAATTATAGGAAGGTATAAATCTGATAGAATGGATGTTATTCTTATAGAACCAACTATGGCTAGTGATTATAGTAATCCTTTTATTGTACTATCTTTAGCAGACGGTGTCACTATGGCTGAGGTGCAACCTGCTTTATTTGAAGCACAAAAAGGTACAAAAATAAAAATGTACAAATCTCCTAAATATGTAAATACTACATTTGGATATATGGATGGTAACGGTGCATTTATTACTGACACTGTAGAAGAGTCTGCACCTGAAGCGCCTGTTGACTCTGCTGCTGAAGTAGAACAGCCTGTAACAGAACAGCCTACTCAGAATCTAAATGAGATTGAAGAACAAGCTGAGATGCAACCAGGTGAACAAATGCAAATGTTTGAAGAACAGCCTGTAGATGAATTGCAATCTGAGGAGTATGATTCTTTTGTAGAAGATGATGTTATTATATTAGACGATGAGTTTGTTCCTGATGATGTTAAAAAAGCTGAATTACAAGCATTTAACGTAGAACAGAAAAAGCAAACAAATGAGCTTGTAGAAGAACCATCACAATCTTTAGGAGAGATTATGTCACAAGAAGATATAGTGGCTGAAGAGGAAGCTTTACGTAAAGAAATGGAAGAGCTTAAAAAGAATTTAAACAAAGAAGACGATAACTGTGCTACGTAATGGGATGCGATAAAGATAAAATATTTAAGATAGAAGACAGGCTTGCAGAGATACAAGCTAGGCTAGGGCAATTAGAGTCTATGAAAGAGTCTAAAGAAATACTTACACCTGAAGGCGAAGTAGGCGTATCTAATGCAAAAGGACGTGTAAAAATGTTTAGAGCTCCTAATGGTAAGTATAAAAGATCTGTAACTATACAGGGGCAAGAAATAATACCAGAGTATAAAAATCAAAATACAATAGATTCTAAACCTGATGGTGTAGAGGAAGTATTTATGGATGACCCTAGGTTGAAGTCAGGCGATTTAGTAGAAGTACAATACGTAGAAAATGACTTTTGGAAAAACAATAAATGGCAGTATGAAAACGAAGAGTGGAAAGCTGCGCCTTTGTATTTAGTAGATCAAGACGGTAATGTGCTAGACTTGTTAGAATCGTATAAAGAAAATAAAGAAGCTACATTAAAAAGAAAAGAAATATACGAAGCTATATTAGCTGGTAAAAAGGTTGAACTACGTATTAAAAAGAAAATGTACAACTTTAACAATGTACAATACGCAGGATCTCCTGTGTTTATGGATGTTAGAGAAAACCTTACACCTAGACTATTAAAAGATTCTAATGGTAATATTATAGAAGCTTCTGAAAATCAACCTGTTGTGTTAGCAGCTGCGCGAGGTATAGAAAAAGACCACTGGGGGCAAAGCGGTGTACCTAGGTGGGATATGGGAGATGTACAAAATGTAGAGAATGAAGATGTAGTAACTGCTATGCAAAACGACGTAGCAAATATAACTCCTATCTACGAAGGATCTGATGCAAATACTAAAGCAGGTCAAATTGCAGCTGTTGTTTTAGCGCCTGATGGCAGGTATACTGTAGCATATTTGTCTACAAGAACACTATCTAACAAAGCAGTAGAATATGTATTACAATCTGCTGCCTCAGGAAATACAGAAAGTGTAGGAATGCTTGTAGGAAATAATACAAGAAAAGAAACTGCATTTAAAAACAATAGATTTCTAAATATAACAAGCCTTGTATATAAAGGTGAGCCTAGAACGTTTATAAACTTTTACAGTGAAGGACACGCTAAAAATGGCAACATGCAATCTTTGGTTAGAATAGAAGGGCCTGAACTAGCAAAAGCACTTAACGGTGAAAAATTTAAATACAGTGTAGGAGTATTTGGGGTTAGTAAAGCTGACTCTTTACGTGCAAAAGAAATATTAGAACAAGGGGGTAGTCCTAAAGCTCCAAATGTTAGATGGGTAAATTCTAAAAATATTGTATCTTTGCCTACAGAAGGCGTAGATGTTATCTCAGAGCTAAGAGCTATTCTTAAGTCTAAAAAACATCATGTCGATGCTGATTTACTAAACAGTCAAGAACAGTTTGAAATACCTGGTTTTACAAAACCTGGAGGATACAATACGTATCAAGACTATTTGTTTGACACTAAAGCGCACGGCGAACAATTTAATCTTGCTACAGATGTGGTAAACAATACTGCAATTGTAAATACAGATATAAAAAATATAGAAGGATCTACATTCTTCAACACAACTTTAACGTTTAGTGATTTGTTTATTGATGGCACATCACAAAAAACAGAAGAAATTGCAAGTACTAAGACGTCATTACGTCCTGGTACAGGAGCGGCAAGTGCTGGTCCAACAATAACAAGAAGAACGGCTCGTTCTCAAGCAGAGCAAATGGCCGCAGAAAAAGAAAAATTAGATAACTGCGGGTTTTAAATATGAATAAATTATGGCATGTACAGTACAACGCAATCGTGATGGCGCGATTGAAAAGGTTCTTGCCCCTAACGGGAAAGAATCTATCCTCTATAACGAACTTAGCAACAGACTAGGAGACAAAGAGGCAGCTTTAGAAGCATATTCGTTTGTATTTACAGATAATTTTAAGAACGCATTTGGCAATTGGTTAGAGCCAGATGAGACTTTATCTGATAAATTAGATGAAAATGGTGAACCGTTCTTGGTTCACGCTATAGCTCCGCCTATAAAAATATCTATTTCGTCTACTATCCCTGGATACTCTGAGCAGAACATAAAAGATGTTTCTGATTTACTTATAAATAAATACATAACTAGTGCACGTAAACTAGAACAAGAAGGTAAGTCTGTAAAAACAGGACAACTTATTAACTCTATTAGAAACTCTTTTCTTAGAGATGCATTCTCTAGACCAGATGGTACACCGCTACCAGTAACAGGTAAAGAAGGTAGAGAAGTATTAAAAATATTACAAGAGTATTTAGAAAAAGAGGGTACTGACGAAGGTCGTCGTCTTTTAAAAATAAACAATATACAAGCTAGGTCACCTATTGCGCCTGGCTATCCGTCGCAAGACAACCACGATAACTTTTTAGATATATATGAACAGTGGACTGATGTTGTAGAGGGTGAAGAACAAAACGTTACACGTGCTGGATTCCAAAGTGTTATGGCTAATAGAATGAAAAACTATGGCCTAAAAATGACACTAGGACAAGAAACGTTGGAAGAAACAGAGGAAGGTTCTTTGTTTGAAAGAATCTATTCTAGAGCGAGAGTAAAAGAGGACATGAGAACCAAAGTAAATGAAAAGGTAAAAACTTTTTTAGCTACTATAGAATCTAATGACAATTCGTATTTAGGATACAAAAGATTTATACCGTTTGAAACTGTATATGCGGATCTGCAAAATGGGCTAGCTGGTAGTACAGACTTTGCAGAAATGGTTGTAAGAATGAAAAACATGTCTAAAACAAAACCGCACATCAAACAGGTTTATGACAAACTACAACAAAAAGACGAAAACTTAAAAGCTGCTTTTTACTTTACGTTTGCTCTACATAAAAATGAATTTGTTCTATTTAAAGAAACAAACAGTGGTCTTGTAATTATGGATGCAAAAAGAAACTCTTTGCAAAATAAATACATGTCACAATGGAAAGCTACGTCTACACAAAAAGAAGGCGCTACAAACTTAAGACATTTATACAAAGTAGCAGAAACAGAAGACGGTGTACAATACACATTAAATAATTCTACTGCAAATAGTATTGTATCTAATTGGAATAAGATGCAGGAAATTTACGATATGAATGAAATGGATTCTGTACCTCCTGCGCAAATAGAAGCCATGGTAAACTTCCTTAGAGGGTTTGGTATAGATTTGTCGGGTAAAAGTGTAGAAGAAGACATGCTTGCATTACAAGGATATTTAGAAATAGGAGATACAACGTTTTCTCCTGGTTCTGCTCCATTGAGAGGTGTACCGTTGTATAAATCAATGATAGCGTCACCAGACTTCCAACTTGTTAGACTAGTAAATGCTATTGTAGATGGTAAAGCTGTGCGAGGTAAGTTTAAAAACTTTACACCTAAAGAGTTTCCACAAAATGTATATACCTCACATGCAGGTATTATATCTAAATTTGCAGCTATACCTTTAAGCACTGAAACAGATATATTTGGGTCGTTTATAAACTCTGCAGGTAACTCTATATTCCCTATAAATCTAACTACAGTTATGGATGACTTGTTGTTAGATTTAAAAGGTAGAGATCCAATGTTTTTTGAAAATTACTATCAAGATCCATTCTTTAACCCTGTAAGCTCGCAAGAAACAGGCAATAATAAAAAAGTACAATCTTTATACTTACAATTATTTGATAGCAAAACAGAAAAAGGTAATCTAAAAAGATTTAGTAAAAACGCTAGAAAAGAGTTACGAGGAATGACTCTAGATGCATTTAGAAAACTTAGCGGTAAGACAATAGAATATGCAGGCTTAAATGCAAAAAACTCTATGTATCTTAGAATGGCTGCGTTTTTAAACCCTAGTGGTAAAGCTGGATACACTATGATGTCTACGCCTAACTTAGCGGATAGATCTAAAATGAAGTTTTATATTGTTCCTACAGTAGAAACTATGCAGGACAAATTAAAACTTAGTGAAGAAGAAATAATAAAAGGTATTATAATACAAGACTTAATGCGTTACAAGCAGGCTAAGAAAGATTTAGAAACTTTGCCTGATAATAGACTAATACCTGGTTTTCATACAGGTGTAGAAGGACAAGAAGGAAATGCATTTAAAATGCAACAGTTTACTGTAGTAGAAAACACGCAACTAGGAGACATAAATCTATACGGCGGACCATATATGTTAAGTGATGTTGACTGGGCTGCATATGTAAAAGGAGATCCTCTAGATATAAATAGAGATTTAGTAGATAATGCATTAAATATAGAAATTCAAAAAGTAAAAGATTACATAACTCAAAAAACTGCAGATACAATGCAGTCTTATAGAGAAGCAGGTCTAATAAAAGGTAAAGGTATAAAAAATGTAAACTCTAATAAGTTTAACAACTTAGATGATTTATTTAGATCGTATACTTTAAATACGATAATACACAAGATAGAAATGCAAAAGTTTAGTAGAGGCGGTATATCGTTTAACAAAAACTATGCAGACTTTTCTAAGCGTTTTGGTAATATGGAAACTCCTGGTTACAAACTATTACTAAAAGGAATGCTAGCAGAGGATGGACCTATGGCTGATTGGGGATTTTTTCAAGAGTTTAACGAAGGTCTAATGGATGACTTTTTTACAACGCCAGAAGTGTATGATCAAATAGGAGACTCTATTACACTAGGTCTTATGGAAATAGAAGGCATGAGTTTAGAAGACGCTTCTAAAGTAGGTAATGCTTACAAAGGTGGTCAGTCTAATAAATCTGATGCATTTGGTATTGTACCATTAGCTACTTATAGAGCATTTAAACAAGGTAGAGGTGATTGGTCAGATGTAGAAGAAAGAGCATATGAAAGATATGTCAATGCTCCGTCGGGACAGAAGCGTTATATGGATGATAATGGTAACCGCTTAAGAGTAGAACCTATAAAACAGTACTATGATAGAATGACTTATGTAGATGGTAGAATGGTACCGCAAGCTACTAAGAACTCTTATATGGTACTACTAGAAGAGTATACTAGAACAAACCCTAAAGCAGATTTAATACGTAAACGTATGGAAGGGATAGAAGAGTTTAAAGGTTTAGATCCTATACATGCAATTAATACAGTATCTACCAAAAAGCTAGCAAAAAATGGTGTAGAAGATTTATCTACAGACACACAAGCTAAGCTTGCTAATATGACATCTGTAAAAATGAAAGGCTCTGGATTTAGAATACCGCAACTTATACCCGATAAAGGTAAAAAGAAGTCAGGTGTTTTAGGTAGACAGTTTATGATTAATATTATTGCAAATTTAAACTTAGCTAGTCCTAATGCAAATTACAATGTAGACGGTCAAGCTAATCTTACCGCACAGCAAACTTTTGATCTATACCACAATAGTATAGGTATAAAAATAGATAAAGCGTATAATCAATTAATGAATGAGCTTGGCTATGCGGGATTAGAAAAAGCAATTAAAGAAAACAAAGGTATTGACAAAGCTAGACTAGCATTTTTACAAAATTTAAGAGGTATTATATCTCAAGAGGCTGCAGAAAGAGAGCTTCCTGAAAACTACATGCAGGCCCTAACAATAGAAAAAGACAATCAAGGTAATTGGCAGTTTATGATGCCGTTATCATTTCCAAACTATAAGCGTAAGTTTGAGTCTATTATTATGGGCGTTCTTAAGAAACGTATAATAAAACAAAATGTAAATGGTGGTAGCGCAAAACAAATAGCAGAGCTTGGAGGCCATATAACTTCGCAAGATGCGGGACTTACAGAACTTAAGTTTGTAAGATATGAAGATGGTACTATTAAGAAAGCTGAAGTTGCTATAAGATCAGATATTGCTGCACAATACGGATTTAAACCTGGTGATGACTTATCACAAATACCTGAAGAGCTTAGAACTATTATAGGCTATCGTATTCCTAATCAGTCTAAAAATTCTGACATACCTTTAGTAATAAAGTATGTATTACCCGACAACTATGATCAAGCAATTGTTGTGCCTGGTGGTATTACTACACAGCAAGGTAGTGACTTTGATATTGATACATTGTATTTATTAATGCCGCATACAAAGTTAAATAAAGACACAAATACAATAGAAAAAATAAAAGTGCCTTATGATAAATTATTTGACGAGAGTGGTAAGCTAGACATGCAAGAGTTAAATAAACTAACTCCTAAAGAAGTTGACAATATCTTAGTTGACGTGTCTGAAGCTATATTAACATCACCTGTGCACTTTAAAGAGGTAGTTACACCACTAGATTCTCCAGACTTAAAATCTATAGAAGCGTCTGTAAAAGAACAATTGCAATTAGATGTAGAGTTTGACCACAATGATCCTATGGTAGAAGTGTCTTTAGAAGAAATTAATAAAGATGGTCTTGCGGGCGTTGGTATATATGCTAATGCATTAACAGGTACAAACATTGCAAGATACAGTACTATGAGAATAAATGAAGGAACGCCAATGATCGACGGAGTGCCTTACAATACATTGCAAAATGTAAAAGATAACAAGTCTGTATCTGACAACATGCTTGCATTAGGTAGAGAAGACGAATTTATAGAGTATGTAATATCTAAAAGAATAAGTTCTTCTGTAGATAATGCAAAAGAACCAGGCATGTTCTATAGAAATGATAACTACTTTACAGGATTAGTGCACACGTTATTTGACTCTGTAGGTATAAATGAGTTTGATACACACGGTTATATAAACCAACCAATTATTAGAAGACTGTCTGATATATATAAAAAAGGTGAGTTTACACCTAACATGATTATGACAGCTGTATCTGAAACTTGGAATGAATATGCAGAACTAGTAGCAGAAGAAACAGGTCAACCAAAAACTGATATAGATGCTATTTGGTTTGATGCTAAAGAAACGGCGTTAACTATAGGACCACACGAAATGTCTAGTTCTAGATTAGAGGATATTACAACTGGTGATGTTAGAGAGCAGGCGCAATATCTTGCAAACTTTATACAATTCTTTAGAACTGGTAGACAACTAGGTAATGCATACAAAGTATTAAACCAAGACAAAGGTGCGGACAAAGCATCGTTCGGAGGACTGTTAGAGTTTAGAGGTATGTACGAAGCATTATTAGAAGGACAAACTGTAGAAGGTGTGGAGGGAGTATTATTTGGACAAGAGTATCCAATGCAAAGAGCGTTTAATTTAGCAATAGAACGTATGTTAGAATTTGGTGATCAATTCTTTTTGCATAGATTACCATCAGTGCGTGTTACAAAAGAACATATAAGAAATCTATTAAACATAGAAAATTTATCAGAAGCGGATCACAGAAACATAGAAGAAGCAATGCTTCTATATATGATGTCACAAAACAGAGAAGATAATCCGCTAGCAAATGTGTTTACAGAGGATAACATTATAAGGTTACTACTTAATCCAAATACATCTTTAGTTACTGTGGTAGAAGATTTAAAAACTGCATACCCAGCACTAAAAAATAATCCTTTTGTAGCTAATCTTATAGAACATCCTGAAAACTTAAGACCTGAGATGCCGTTAACTAGACTTAGATTCCAAAACTTATATAGTTTTTCTAAGTTTGAAAAAGATATGTTTACAGATGGTATAAAAAATATGTTTGCTAATCCTGGTATATATACAGAAGACCCAGCTGGACAGCTTGCAATTAGAAATTTTGCATTAGATTTAATTAAAGTATCTTTGCTGTCACACGGGTTTACGCCTGGGCATGACACGTTTATAGATATTATACCTGCAGGAATGTTAACTAAATCAGCTACGTATTTTAGAAATGAAAGGGCAAGAGTAAAAGCAGATAGTAGTGCTAACTATTTTGGTAATGATTTTGCGCATAAATTTATACGTAACTTCTATTACACAGATATAGTACCTAATATAAAAGTTAACAAAAAGCAAGTTGTAGAAGCTATGACAAAAGGTAATTATATACAATTAGATAGCACAGATTCTAGAATATACTCTAAAATACACGGACAACCTACAGCATACTTTACAGTAAATACAAAAGATGGTAAAGTACTCTTTGTTAGAGAAAGTTTTGAACCTAAAGGTAAAGCTATATATGCAAAATCATCTACTTTAGGTATACCTTACGGATTAAAAGAGATGAATGTGTACGACGCAGAAGGTAAAAAACTTAGAAAATCTGTAGGAGAAACTACTAGAAGATTTATTAGAGTAAAAGGTAGTAACACAATGCCTGGTGTAGAACATCAGCAAAAGAAAATCAGAGACACAATTGCACGTCAAGACGAGCAAGCTCAAAAAATATGTAGTTAATATGGCATGTAGATATTATTTAAAAGGAAAGTATAGTCAACTTTACACAGATCTATACACTGAACTAGAAAGCGGTAAACCTAGTATTGAAAAAGTTTATGAAATATTAAAAGGAGAACTTTTAACTACTAGGCATGGATTATGGTTTGTAAAGCAAGGTGAAAGCCATTTGTATGCAATGCAAGAAATCAACAGAATAAACAGAGATTACCCTGGTCTTATAGAAACTAAGTATCATAGAGACAGTTATAAGCCTTTTGGTAAAGCGGGTAATAAAGTATATAAAGCTCGTGTAAATAAATTTGTACTAGATGCAATTGTACCTCAACAAGAGCAACTTGATATTATAGCTGAAAGTAAAGAGCAACTACAAGAAATGCAAGATCAGGATGCGTTACTATCTGAGCAAGTACGTCTTGATAACACATCTGAGCAGTCTAAAGGTATTGTAGGTGAACAAGAAGACAGACCAGTTACAGAACAGAAAGCAGACAGATTAAAATCAAACTTTGCTAAGGTAGGTATTAATGTAGACGTAGAGTTTACTAAAGATTTAGCTGATAACGTTGCAGGAGATGTAGTAGGTGATGGTGCGCGTAAAGCAACAATACGAATAAATGAAAACTATTTATTAGATGATACTGTATACCACGAATTTGGCCACATATATATAGATCTATTAGGAATGGACAACTCTTTAGTGCGCCAAGCATTAAAAGAATTAAAAGATTCTGACTTAGCTAACCGTGTTGCCGAAATGTATCCTGATCTGTCTGGTGTAAGACTACAAAAAGAAATACTAGCTACAGCAATTGGTGAGCAAGGCGCTAAGATAGAGCGTCGTAATCCATCTAAACTGCAAGTAATACTAAACAAAATATTTAGAGCAATAGGTAAAATATTTGGCGTAGAACCAAATGCCGCGGCAGTGTTAGCGGAACAAATGTTTGCAGGAGAAATACGTAGAGATTCTTTATCAGGCCAAGTTAGTAACCTTGTACAAGAAAGTAGAACTAGGGAAAAACTAGATAAACTTATTGCAGAAACAAAAGTACTTGCGCGTAACCTTATAAACATTGCAAGATCTAAAGGTAACGAAGCAGCCCTGGCCCGTGCAGAGAAAATGATGGAAAACTTAGAGCAAGTAAAACAGCTAGAAGACTTCTTAGATTTTATTGATACAGCTGGTAAAGCAACCGCAAACATTAGTAATAAATTTGCAATTATAGAAAAGAAAATTAGAGACGGAGAGCCTGTAACTACTGAAGACATGGCTAGCATTGTAGATCTAAAACAATACTTAGATGGTTTTGAAGTATTAAAAAACATAAACATAGCATTTACAGAAGATGCTAAACTTAGAGCAGTGCCCTTACAATCATTTATAGATACACAATCTAAACTGCGTGCTATTATTGCTGAGCGAGAAGCTCTAGAAGCAAAATATTATGAAATAGGTATACCTGCATTAGCGGATAGATTGTTACCGTTTGCTGTAAACGAGATCAATGAACAGCTAGACACACTTATAGAAAATATAAGAACACAAAAAACTGCGTCTAGACATGTAGAAACAAATGACAAACGTTATGGTAAACTTGCAAAAGATTTAAAAAACGGTACAATAACACAAGAAGAGTTTGATCAAGGTGTAGAAGACCTAGCTATACAGCAGTTGCAAGAAAAAAAATCTAACAGAGAAAATTTAATTGCGCTACTAACAAAAGCATCTAGAGATAAAAGTAAGTTTTCTTTTTTACTAGATCCACTTATATATTCTAACGATAATGCAATACAATTATTTACTAAACTAGTTAAAGATTCTTTATACCAAGCAGATGACAATACTAAAGATTTTTTATACTCATTACAAGATGCGTATAGAGAATTTGTAGAAAGTCCAGGCGTAAGTGAGAATAATGTAGAAAAAATGAACAAGCAATTGGTTGAAGAGATAGAAGAATATACGTACAACGAGAAGACAGGAAAGTATGAAAAAATTACTAGAGTAGCTTTTGTGCAAGAGTACGATATAGCTAGATATAAAAAGAACAGAAGAGAAGCAGTGCAAAAAGCATCTGATAAAACTAATTACTATACACCAAAAGATTTTGCAACTGAAGAAGAGTTTGAAAAATACTTAGCAAACATAGAAGCTACAAGGCAAGGTGGATACGCAGCTGCTAAAAAAGCATTTAACTCAGAAATGCAAAAATGGTACCGCATGAATACATCTCCAGTAGATGGGGCTATTGACATAGCAAAAGAACATGAGAAAAAAATTAGAACTACAATAAAAGAAATAGCTAACCTACAAGAAAAAGTTTTAAAGAATGAGGCTAGTCCAACAGAAATAGAAAAACTTACAACTTTAGAAATAGAACTAGCTAATTTAGAAAGATGGAAAAACCAAAACTATTACATTGATAAATTTGGTGATCAGTCTACACCTATCGTAAAAGGTGGACTTGTTAGACCATCTCTTGGAGAAATGGGCCCTGCTCGTACTAACAAAGTAGATTATACAAATCCTAAATATCAAAAAATACAAAGCAATCCTAAACTAAAAAAATATTACGATTTTTTATGGGACAATTATAAAAAGGCGCAAGACAAATTAGGCAAGGCTGGTAACAGAATGAGTAAAAACCCTTGGGATAAATACTCATACATGATACCATCTATACGTAAGACAGATAAGGATCGTGCTATAGAGCAAGGTATTATACCTCTAGCAAAAGAATTATGGAAAGAAGGGACCGATATTGTAACAACAGATGTTGTATATGGTGATAGATTAAAAGGTATTGGCGGAGAAGAATACAAATTAATACCTGTATTCTACACACAGCCTATAGATAAAAAAGACGTTAGTTATGATTTAGCGGGAAGTTTAGCGCAGTTTACACACATGGCAAATATGTTTGAATCTAAATCTAAGATACAGGCAGAAGTACAGCTAATGATAGATGTTATAGGTAATAGAGAAACATCGCTAACTAGTCCTATGGGCACAGAGATTATGGATGTTATTGCAAAAGGATTAGGATACGACATGCCAATAACAAGACCTGGCCAAGAAACTAATAACTTTAAACATTTACAATCTTTTGTAGATAACGTGTTCTTTGGTGAAAAATCTATAAAAACACAGTTTAACTTTTTAGGTAAAAACTTTGAGGCTAACAAGATGGCTGGAATGATAGCTGGATATACAGCAATGAATTCTTTATCATTTAACTTGTTACAAGCTGTTAACCAAAGTACTCTTGATAATATACTAGGTTATGCAGAAGCAGTTGCGGGACAATTCTACAACCAAAAATCTTGGGCTAAGGGCAAACAAGTGTACTGGGCAAATGCAGGAGCAATGTCTGATGTAGGTAAAATGGCACCTGAGTCATACCTAGGCCAAATGATTGATATATATGATCCTATACAAGGAAACTTTAGAGATAACGTTGGTAGAAATGTCACAGGTACTAAAGCTAAAAAACTATTTACATCTAACGCTTTATTCTTTTTACAGCATGGAGCTGAACATGAGTTGCAAGTATCTAGAATGCTAGCAATGATGGAATTTGTAAAAGCAAAAGACAAAGACGGTAAACAGTTGAAGAATAAAGATGGATCTGATATGACTATATTAGATGCGCACAAAAAAGGTAAAAACGGTAGAGTTAAAATAGATCCAAGAGTAGCCAACTTTAATAAAATGGATTTTATGAATAGACTGCATGGATTGAATAAGCGTACAAATGGTGTATACAATGACTTTGACCAGAACCATCTAAAAAGATTATGGTATGGTAAACTAGTAATGCTGTTTAGAGGTTGGATGGTACCTGGTATTAGAAGACGTTTTGGACATAGTGAGTTGTGGCATGTAGATCAAGAGATGGGAACTCTTACGCAAGGTTCATACATAACATTCTACAAACTATTAAAAGACTCTGTTATAAAACAAAGCAACCAGTATTCTACAATGACAGAGCTAGAAAAACAAAATGTACGCAGAACTATGGTAGAGCTAGGAGCATTCTTATCTACAATTGCAATCTACATGGCTCTATCTATGGATGATGATGAAGAAAAAAACTATGCTACTACATTTATACTATACCAAGCACGTCGACTACAAACAGAACTTGGAGCGTATACTCCAATATTAGGAACAAGAGAAGCATTAAGGTTATTAGAAAGCCCATCCGCAAGCATTAGACCAATACAAAACTCAGTAAACTTAATGGAATCTATTTGGAAAAATGGATTATATTTTGGTAGCGGAGGTAATATAATAGATGAAAAAGAAATATACTACCAAAGAACACAAGGTAAGTATAAAAAAGGAGATCTTAAAATACAGAAAAACTTAGAAAAGATGGTTCCGATAGTAAACGGATTTGAAAAATCTAAAAATGCAGAAGAAGCTCTAAACTGGTTTAATAAGTAAAGCTAAATAGACGGCAAAAAGGGGGCTGCGAAGCCTCCCTTATTTTCTTTCTAGTGCCATTTTTAACAGCAATAGATAGCCTATTAAATCATCAACTGTATCTTCTGTTTTATCATTAATACCTTTGTTTTTAATACGCATAATTTTATCATCCATACGAACGAGCAAAGATTCTACAGCATCAAGCTTACTAAATATATTAGCAGGATTAAGAGCGCTATCGCCATAGGCTGCATTCTTTTCCTTTAATAAATCAGTAACTTTTTTTGTAACTTTATCTAAATGCCATGCAAAATCTACATTTTCAGGGACTTTCCACTTATCTATATTCAGACCCGTGGTAATCTCATCTAAAGCTTTTACCTTTTCTTCCCATGATATAGAATCAGTTGTAGGAACAGTGCAGTCTCCTGGCTTTGCTGGTTCACAACAATCTATAGGATACCAAAAAGTCCACTGTGTTTCGCCTGGCATTATTAATCTAAACCCTTCTCTTGGATTCTTTTCTACTACTTCGTAAATGTGGCCCACCTTACCGCGGTGGCCACAATTCTTAATTATTCTTACAAGTTGTTTATACATAGTCTTTTATATTAAATGTTTCGTTATCTTCGTTTATTATACTCAATAGTTCTGAATCTGGATCTAGTGTACAACCCAACTTTTCCTCCATATCTTTTCGACGTGCTTCATCTTGCCACAAAATTTGCGCAATTTCACTATCGTCGCCAACATTATGAAATCTAAGAATATCTAGTTTGTACTCTTCAGAAAATTTAGAGTATTTACCATTTCTAAATTTATCAAAATCTTCTTTTGTTCTTTTAGGCACAGTAAATACAAATAATACAGTGTTTGTACTAGGATCTGTAACTCTACTAAAGTCTCTAAACTGAGCTAAGGCTTTTTCAAACTTTAAAAACAAAGGATCTGCGGACCATCTATACAGCAAAGCTATACAATATCCATCTTCTTTTGTTTTAATAAAACAATTTAAAAATAACCTAGACCAAAAGAATAATCTTCTAGTACCACCAAGCATAGGCATAACAAAAGTAGAAGCTTTTGTACGCCTAGCCATGGTTAGGTGATAAGATACTATATTATTTAAAACCTTGCGGTCAATATAATTAATCTTATATTTAAAATGTTTTATTGTAGGTATATCTCCTATACTAAATATTACACCATCAGGACTTTCTAGAGATACTATCTCATTATTTACAGTATGTGGTGTTAATACTTTCGTACCTCCTGTTATCTGAAACGTAAGTGCGTTTACAGGAGAGTAGATTAGTTGATCGCATTTCACTGCCATTGTTCTTTATTTAAGAGTTTAACATTATTTACTACTAGCTCTGGTAGTTCAATGTCAGCCTCCCGAAGAACATCTTCTTTAGATTTTAGTATGTAGATAAGTTTGAATGTCTCAGCAAATTTAGTAATTCCTTCACTAATTCCAAACTTTTCTAAATATTTTTCTAATGTAAACATAGGCATTTCTGTTATATTTACTTCTTGCAACCATTTATCAGCTGTCTTTTCTCCAACTTTTGGTATACCTTGTATACCGTCAGTGCTATCACCCATTAACATTTGTTTCCAAAGAAATGTTTCTGCACTTTCTACAGGAGTATCTATATGTTCAGCTGTTCTATAGTTAAAATGTATACCTGGTACTTGATGTATAACATCTTTGTCAGGGCTGCAAATTACAGTATCTCCGCCATATTTATCAGCGTATACTGCTACTAGGTCGTCAGCCTCTAGCTCAGATATATAAATAAAGTTCCAGTGTTGTTGTAAATATTCTTTTAATGCGTAAAATATTATTGGTTTACTTCCGTGCTTTCTATTATACTTATAGTTTTTTGTTTTCGCTGCTGCATATCTAAAACATTTGCCTATTGTAAGAAAACCTGCAAAATTGCAAGTGTTATTTATGTTAAGCATTGTTAAAATTCTTTGATCTATACCTTCTATAGCTTCTTCTAGTGTAGGCTTGCCCATCTCAAAATAAAGTAAACTATCAGCATCTATCAAAACAACAGGACCATCATCAGGCAAGTCGTTAATATCTATGTTGTCCATAATTTAAAATTTAGATACTATAAAGGGGACTTTCGTCCCCCTCATAGAAATTAATTAAAGCACTATATTACAGAGCATTTAACTCTGCAATGTCTTTGTCACAAGAAGCTTTGCATTCAGCATATGCTTCAACCGCTTCTTTGCGCATCTCTTCCCACTCAGCATCAGTCTTAGCTGCGTAAGTAGAACTATGATATATAGAACCATTTACACCTGCAAGTGAAGAATGTACAAAATACTGTAGACATCTGATAGCACCAGTCTCATCGTCAGGCACTGCACCAATATGCATAGGATCAACAAAGATGTTGTGAATCTCACCGCTGTAGTATGCAATGTACTTAAGACCACCGAAGTGTAAACCTTTAACGCAAGATGCATTGTCGTTTGTATTTACATAAGACCAGTCTGGTAATCTGTGTGTACAACCAACTTTAATAAAGTGTCCTGGCTTAGCGTATCCATTAGGGCCTTCGCAGTAAAATGCATCACCACTATTACCCATAACAGATGGCTCAAACAATCTATCTTCTACAAACTCAGGTAATCCACCTTCTTCAATCTCACCTGTGTCAGGATTGAATGTACGCTTGTAACGATCTACTCTTTCACCAGTCTCTGTGTCATAGGCGTGCATAATTTCAGTAGATACCTTGTAGCCATTAAGTAAACCCTCTTGAGTAATCTTCATCTGATACATAGTAGCTCTACGCTCAGCAACTTCTTCACTCAAGCCGTGATCTTCCATTAACTCTGTTTTAAGTTTAGGATGTACATACTGTAAGTTTACAAAGTTAAAGAACTTCTCAGCAAATTTATCTCCTCTATCATTATCCATCTTCTTTTTCAAGATAGGATTACGTAAAAATCTAATCCACATCTTTACAAGCGGCATAAAATCTACACCTTTATCAAGTGATTCAAAAATACGATCAACCAAAGCTTGCGGCATAGGTATACTAGATACAACACCTTCGTGCTTTAAGAAAAACTCACCTGTGCCTTCGTTAACGTGAATCCACGAGCACTCAGTTTCTACAGTTGTTTTGTAGTCTTGGACAGTAAGCTTAGCAAACTCTTCTATGAGTGCGTTGTACTCGTCCATAGTTTTAACAGATTGCTGTTTGTCAGACAACTCCATCATTTTTTTATAAGTGTCCTCGGAGTAATTGACACTAAACGGCGTGTCGCCGTACGAACCAGATATTTGGTTCTCAATAACATTAATTGTAATCATGATTTAATTAATTTAGTTATAAAGTTAATATAAAAATTTTGTTTATGCAAATAATTAGGGCTGAGAATGAGCGACGCAATCGTCTGATTCTCAATTAAGTACATACTCCCTCGTCAGGACTTACGCTCTTGTACACCCATAATTATTTTACCAATCTAGTCTACCTTTAGCGTCTAGGTAAACCTTGATTTCTTTGATAAGATCTTGATCCAAATCTTTGTCGCTATTAGGAGAGTATGATACTTCATCAATGCAATCCAATAGTGTATGCACACCCTCAGACCATTCTTGAAGTTCATCAAATTTATCCATCAACTCTTGATCTTGACCAATAGCTTCTGGCACATCTAGCACAAAGAGTTCACGACTCTTCTGCTGTATAGCAGCGGCGTCATCATTATTTTTGCAGAAAGTATGCATTTCTACAATCTTCTCGATCATAGGAAATATCTCAGTCTGTTTAATCCACTGACTTGTTTTTACATCATAGTCAGCTGCATTGTATACATCCTGAAACTTTTCAAATAAGTCTGGGTTAATATCCTTAAGACAATATAAATATGTCTTAGGTAACACACCTTTCATCTTATCTGCAGTGTACCATTTTATTGCATGTTCATCCATAGTATATCCTCCATTAGGTGTTAGTTGTAAAAAGAATTCATCAATGTGTTTAACATTAGGGTTCATGCTAATGTGTTTAACATTGCTCTGTGAGACTCTGATAATCTGCGGTGTATCCCAATCAAAGTTAGTATTGTGATATACCGTACCATCAGCATTAGTTTCAGTTTTTGGTATTACCGCAGAACTATTACTAAATCTAACAGGTGGTGTATCAAAGAAGAACACTCTATCATCATCTCCAAGCTGCCATCTCATCATATCTGTATACACTTCATCCACTCTAGGAGCAAAAGGATGTATCATACCACAAGCTGCCATCAGTTTATCGTCATCAGCTGCAGTACCATAATAGGTAATACGCTGAGTCTTCATAAGATCTTTTACCTTTGGTTCAATCTTATCTCTGATGTAGTGATTGTCGCTACCTGATGCATGCCATTGCTTATCGTTGTATCTAAAAGTGTATGCAACCATACGCTCTTCTATCTTACGACGTTCAGCGGGCGTAATGTTCTCGAACTGTGCAATCTCCTTAGCCTTAGCAATCTCATCCTTGTATTCTTCTAGCCACTCTTCATCTACCTCTATGTCATCATAATAACGACTGTGTGTAGATAGTTCGATTAGCTCAAGAACTCTAGCACGTTTAGCTATACGCTTAGCATGCTTCTTTTTATTCTCTACAGAATTAAGAGTAAGACCAGAGTTAAACTCTGAAGACTTAATACAAATAATAGAACCTTCACACTTGTGTATAAGATACATATCTTTATACTTGCTATGATGCTCTTCACCCATGATAAAGATGTTATTATCTCTCAATTGGCTGTAATTCTCAATAGCATTTCTTTCGATAGTATCTTCACCATTACTGTAGTTTTTACTCTTATGTATAACCTCAACCTTCATACCTGCGAATAATAACTTTACAGATTCATTCTTAAGTCTAGGGTCTGGGCCAAATTTAGGCTTGAGTTGTTCCTGGTCAATAATGTTGGACAATCTACCAAGCACACTACCGCTGTCAGCTTGAGTTAAAACTTGCTTACAAGCTATCAACCAAGACACAAAGTCTGTTTGCTTAAGCTCTTCTTGCACAATCTCACTAGCTTCATCAGCAGCTGCTTCGATTACAGACTTGATGTATGCTTTAGTGTTCTCATTCCATATTACCTTTTCACGTGACGGCGTAACATCTACACCCTCTTGCAATACAATCTCTTCACCAGTATCTGGGTCATTGATAACTTGTCTTGCAGGACATTTGAAAGCAATAGGTCCCCACATCTGCTGCATCTCCAACTCACGGAAATCGACAAAGCCATAGTTAACACCAGTTGGTGCGCCTACATCTTTAGTCAATACAATATGCGGCTTACTAAACAGATATGTATCAGAGATAATTAAGTTGTCAGAGTTATGCATAACCTTTGGGTGAATATTCTCTTCTCTTTCGTAACCATCTTCTGCAATACGCTTAAATCTAATGTTAGGCATATACATCAGCTGTTCTTCTATCGCATCACGGTAATCTCGTCTGTTGTGTTTCTTTACTCCAAACGATACTATAGTCTGATTCTTTGCATCCGTAGGTACATAGTGCACTTTCGTTCCATCGCTAAGTACAACATGTGGGTTAGTTTTACCAGCCTCTGGATTAAATGCAGGTACAATAAAATCTGTCTTGTAATTGTAACAGTTCATCTTAAATCTCTTACCATTATGCACAGTCTCTATAGTGTAAAAGTCTACACCAGTTGACAATGCAACCTTAGCACCAAGACCAAATGCGCCGAAGTTTTCAGCTGTGTTACGCTTAGTTGAATAACCAAGTTCAAGCACACCCTCTAAACGGCGTTCACCAATACCAACACCATGGTCGTGTATACTAACTACATCGCAGTATCCTGTTCCTTCATTCTCTTTGTATGTAATTTGTACGGTATTGTTTTCTGCATCTAAATGATTCAGATTGTAATAACTAATATCAAAGTTACTATCAGCATATTGATCGCCGTAACGCTCAATATAATAGTCTTCTACTTTAGCTTTACCAGTTAGTATCTCTATTGCCATTTCTTTCTCACGTTGTGCATCGGCACCATTGGTAGCCAGCTCACGCACGGTAGACGGAATGGGTGTAGAGTACTGTGTAGATTGTAAGATGTCAAATACCATCTTTTCTGCGCCCTTGTTAATTTTCTTAGCAAGGCCTTCAGATCCTTTGATCTGTTTGTCAATCGTTTTTATACTCATTTTACTATTTTTTAAGTATTGTTAAACATTTATTCATCTCTACGAAATTCTGCTGCTTCTTCTCTTTTTCTTTCAGCATATTCATAGTCTTCTATAGGTACTTCAAACTCTTCTTTACATTCACTACAGATATAATCTGCAGAAACATATTCATCATAGTTTGTGTACTCGCTGTATTCTGAGCCACAGCAAGGGCTTACCATATCTGTAGAGTCATCTCTATCAGACATAGTTTTCCACTGATCATAATTCATAATTAAAATTTAGTTAATAAAAAAAGAGCTCGTTAAAGCTCTTTGATAAGTTCTATAGTTTTTAAAACTTGACCCTGATTCTTAGGTAAATACAGTACTGGCGGATCTTCCAGCTGCATTAAATGATTTTTAAACATTTTCCATTTTACAGGAAATACGTCATTTGCAAAACCTTTTACTTCTATAATCCACTTACCATTAGGATCTACAAAGTCAGGAGTATATGTAATATCTCTAATTTTGTATGTATTGTCTACATATCCTTTAGTTTTATGTGGTTCATAACATTGTTGAGAATAATGAAAGCCTTCTTGTAACACGTACTTCTTTTTTTCGTATAAGCATTTAACTTTTGCTTCTTCTAGTTTTTTATACGTAAAAAGTTCAAGCTTTGACCTGAACTTAATACCTTTATATACTTTACTAGTAGCGTTTCTTACTTTTTTATTTGCTTTTACTTTTCGTCTCATACGTTTGTTTGTAAGTATCCCTCGTAACCTCTTGTTTTGCTCCATATATGTGCTTGACCTGTTCGTTTAGCTTCATAGCCCATCATTTTATGCCAAGCATCGTTAGCACATATTGATGGTATAAATCTAACTTTAATACCTCGATATTCGTTTACCATTTCCTTATGCATATGTCCACAGTGTACTTCTCTAAACTTAGTCTCTGCAAATAGCAAAGGCTGCTCAGTTGCCATTATTAATGGCATTTCAGCTGGTTTCTCCTTGTCTCCGTGTGTAAACATAATTAAGCTAACTCCGTATTTATAGTATTTTCTAGAATCATATCCATTATCTACAAAAACTCTATCATCATTTACAAAAAATGCTCGCAAAAACTCGCCAGCATAAAACATTCTTTCGTAATCATGATTACCTTGCACCACTACAACATCAACAGGTGCAGTCCTAGCTAAATAGCTTATTGCTCTTATCATAAGATTGCAATAACCTACAAACGTTTCTTGCCATTCTGCTGAGTCTTGTTGAGGTGTGCCTTTTGTAGTAGCTCTAGAATAACCTTCAGAGTTCATACCATCATTACCAATAGGTAAAAGTATGCGCTCTATGTTTAATCCTTTTGCTTTATGTAATAGATCTTTTACAACTTTCATATATTCCTCTTCTGCTTCATCAAGAGTTTGTCCTGTATATTTACCATAGTGTATATCTGGTAATGATATTTCATACACTACAGCATCTTCTACAGCTTCATATTCTTGTTCAACCTTAGGACTATATGATTCTAATAAAGATACTATTTCGTCTTTAGTTCTTTTAACTACATCGTCTTCGCCTTTTACTACAACAGAGAATCTATTATCTCCTTGCATATTTTGCCAAAACTTTACAGACTTAACATCATCTTCATCTATTTGGTTTTCTTTTAAAAACTTTTTAAATTCACTGATCTCTGATGCGTTTACATTATTAAGGTCAAATTCTTCTGATCCTTTTGCTTCTATCCTAGCTTCTCTCAAAGCATGTCTACAAGTTTCAACGCTACAATCTAATTTTTCTGATAGTCTTTCTGCTCCTTCTTTTAAATATCCTGGTCTTCGTTTTAAAAATTCTTTTACTTCTTGTTTGTTCATATTTGTAATTCTATAAGAGTTTTCAACCCTCCAGATCTTTTAAAGTGTGCAATATAATCAGACAAATCTTTTAATTTATATACATCAGGTATAATGATATTTTTTAAACGATACTTTGTACTAATTTTTTTTGCCATTGTTTGTCCTGGGTTATTTGGATTGTTAAAATCATTGTCATAAAATAATGCTACTTTCTTGAACCTCTTTTGTAATTCCTCGATCGTCTTGGTTTCTGGCATTTGCATTTCTGATTGCAAGGCGACTGCGGAGATACCCATCGCGAACAAGCACATAACATCTTTGAGACTCGATGCAATAATACAGAGATTGCCTTTTTCAGGGAGTTGTCTGTAACCTTGTATGATGTCTTTGTTTGTGTTGCTCGCCCATTTGTTTTCCTCTTCATAAGGCGCATAAATTTTGAATTTGTTACCGAACCTATATGCATAAGTTATTGATTTACAGGTAAATCTATTACCATTTATCCAATAATGAGATATGGGCTCGACGCCAAATGTAAGTAATATTTCTTTACTAATCAAATATTTACTCCAAAAGTTTTTATCATCTTTATTCCAATTTCTTCTTCTTTTTTGAATTATAGTTTGCTTTTTAGGCATTTTAAAAGATTCTCTTCTATATCCTATATATCCCATAGTAAATTTTACATCATTACTATGGTTTGCTAGTCCTAAATTAAAATCACAATCAATAATGCGCAAAGCTGCATAAAAATCACAATTAAATTTTGTTTGTACATATGAAAAACAATTAAAACTATGATCAGGGCAACCAAAATCTTTGTACAACAATTTGTTATTGTATACCCCAATAGACACAGATGGTCTAGTATCTTTACGAAGCTCGCTACAAAATTTTAGATTTAGTTTTTTAAAACTAGGACAATAATATCTAAATATATCATATTCAGAGATTTTTTCCAGAATACTATCTGTATGTAATCTCTCGTTTGGTTTTCTAATTTTTAGCATAGCTTGCGAATTTAAATAAAAAAAGGGCAGCTTTTACACTGCCCTTTAATTATTGTTATTAAATACTAGAATGGTAAATCAGATCCATCGTCGTCATTTGTAGTCCAATCTTCATCCTCATTAGTAACTTTATCAGGAGTAATCAAACTAGCTGTAGATTTATGCTCACCAAATACAAGATCAGCATTAAAATCAGCATTAAACGCTCCATACTCATCATTTAAAGCTTTTACAAAATAGCTGTCTCTTGGTGTTTTGTATGCACGACCAAAGTATTTTGTATAAACAATTTGATACTTGTCATCTTTTACACCAACAAGAACACGTACTGGGTTATCTTTTAACACAGATACATATTTCTTAAGCTCAGTTACATCACCTGCTGCAATTTGCGCAATAGTATCAAAAGTTACCTCATCTCCAGCTGCGACATTTGCCCAGCATTTTGCAAAATTGATTAGAGTTTCCTCACCAACATAAGCTTTACGCTCTCCGTCAGCTTTCCACCAATCATAACTAGGAGAATCTTCAGACCAAGTAGATTGACCTATAGAATTCATCCATTGGTGTTTTCCTGATTGTGACACTCTATGCGTAGCTTGCATTAATATCTCAATCTTGAAACTACCAGTTTCATTTTTAACCCAAAATACAACTTTGTTGTACTCTTGGTCGCCCATAGAAATAGTATAAACAGGTTCTTGTTTTAGTTTTATTCCTAGGTTATGCAGTTCTTCCAATGTAGGATTTACTGCGATTACATTTACATTTGTAAGGCCAGAGTATAATTTTAGTCCTCCGCCTGCTACCTCCGAAGAGATAGGATTGCTAGTTAAAGCCATAATTAATAGTGTTTAAAATTAAAAGTTAAAATCATCTTCTTCATCCTGTAACTCAGGTGTAGCTTCCACAACCATAGACGCTTCTGTATGTACATCAACGTCTAGACTAGCTTCTACATTAGTATTGTCTACTCCATATAACATACTAGACGCTTCTTCTTCTGTAGCTTCTACAGGAATGCTAGTTTGGTTAGGATCAGTAACTGTATCATCAACAAAGTTAAAAGAAAGTTTACGTACTTTCTTAGCTTTTTTACCTTTTAATGAAGGGTGTTGAAACATTTGTGTTACTTCCCACTTTTCTAAGCTATACTTTGCTTGTATACCTGCGCGGTCTATACCATTGTTAAGGTCCTCAATAATCATCGTCACTGTAATAGTTTGAGGTTTTACTACAGGAGTCGTGTTGGGCTCGACAGCCGTTCTTGCTTCAATCATTTTTTAAAATTTTAGCGGTTAATCAATAAATATATTTGACCATTCTAAAGGCATGGTCTGACCTTTCAAGTGATCACAACGTGAGCCAGCAGTAATATCTGACATAGAGTCAAAAGAAATCATAGTATTCTCGTCTTCTCTGTAGATATAACCAACAGCATCAGCGTTAGCACATGTAATTTGCTTTATCTTGCCAGTAAGATCAAGGTCCTTTACAGCGACCTCTTTACCTTTCTTTTCAAGCATTTTGTCCTTTAGGTGACCTACTAGGATAACATGATCAGCTAGCAAGTTTACTCTATCTATCCACTTTTTGTATGCCATACGCAAATATAAATAGCCAGCGCCGTTAGGCAATGATAGTACAGACATACCAGGGTTCTTTGTTTCAAAGTTTTTACCCATAGGAGTTTTCATATAAATTTGTTTTGCCTCCTCTTCACACCATTCTTCAAGTTTTGAGATAGTGTCAATAGCAACATATTTATATGGTTTCTTCTGTTTGATAATTTCTCTACCGACATCAGCAAGTTCTTTTAAATTCTTAACTTTTATCTTTAAAGCATCGACCATATCAGAACCCTCCTCAAGGTCAATAATCAAACAATTGTCTAATTGTGATAATACTGTAGTCTTCCCAATTTTTGGTGGACCATATATTATCATGTTCTTAGGCGACTTTCGGCTCGCCTTTACCTTCTTAGTTGGTAATTCCATAATTATTTATAATAGTTTAAAGGTTCTTTTTTGGTTGGTTTTGACATTTCGTCTTCCATTTGTAGCAAAGTTCCAAGTAAAACCCTGTGTTTACGTGTTAACTCAGGATCAACTTGTTTAACTTCTTCAAGTTTAATCATAGTGCGTTGTACACTGTGTATAAGAAGAGCAATTTCTTCTCTGGTTAAAGTGGTTTTATTTTCCATATTTAAAATATATATCTGATTTTATTCCAGGGTATTTTACTATTATGCAGCTCTTTAAACTGCTGTATAAACTTGCCCTTTACTCCAAGTTTATATCTAACATTTTCTCCACCATACTGAGATTGCTTTACCTCCTGTAGTTCAGGACGCCATAACGTTACTTCAGTTTGCGGGTGTCGACCAACATTTACAATATGCTTTTTAAAGTTATGTGTAAGAAATATAACTTCTGCAAGCACTTGACTTTTGTAGTCTACATAACTATTTACCATATCAAATAAATCTGCATAGTCATCTAACCAGCCTTTGTAAAATATTACAGGACTGTAGTTAACATGTACATCATAGCCTGCATCTATAAATGCATCAATAGCTTTTATTCTATCAATAATTTTAGATGTATGTGGCTCATGTATATCTGACATTTTTTGCGGCATCAGACTAAACCTTATACGTATTTTACCTTGCGGGTCAAACATAGTAAGGTCAGGGTTTACATACTTTGTTGCAAAACTACCCATCGCAATAGGATGATCTCTGAAAAATTCAAAGATACGTTCCCAATCATGATACTTAGCATGCAAAGCAAAGTCTTCGTTACAACTAATGTCATAAGTAGTAAACTGTGCGTGAGTCTGATTAGGCTTATCTACAGGTGTAAAATAAGCGTGATTGTTAATGTGTGTAAGTATATCACCAGTGTTAGTAGCAACACTAAGACCTTTGTCTTTGTGTCGTTTCATATAGCAATAGCTACAGTTGTATAAACAACCGTGGCCAAAGCTAGGTGATATAAAGTCAGTTGATCGTCCAGAATGTCTAATAGTAAAACTTTTACGTTTTACTTTTTCAATCATGTTCGTTCGTTAATTGTGAATGTTGACATTTCTGCTTCATAGGGTATCATACCCAAGAGCCCATCACGATTCTTTTCAATATGACATGCAAGTAAACCTTCAGGGTCTTCGTTGCAGTATTTCTCAGTAATGCCATATAAATCGTAAGGACGTTGTAACATCATAACAACATGCGCATCCTGACCAATAGAGTCACCACCAAACAAATCTGTTAATAATGGTTGATATTGGTTTTTTGCACGATGCTCTTGTTCTATGTTACGGTTTAACTGTGATAGTAATATGTTTATAGTTCCCATACGTGACTGCATCCACATGCATCCTTTTGATACAGTGTTAAGTCTTTGCAACTCAGTTTCTGCATTACCAAGCACAAGGCGTGAGTGGTCAAATACATTTATAACTGTTGCCTCTGGTTTACTATTACATATTTCTACATTAGTATCTTTAATAAACTCCATTGAACGTGGTACATTATTAAAGAATACGGGATAGTTATTATATTTAATAACTTCATCTCTGTAAGCCTTAAAAGCTTCATCTGATAATTTTCTTTCTACTGATAACAGCTCTAATACTTGTTTGTTAGCGCCTTTTGAGCCAGCACGCAATATTTGCTGATAACCTGGCATCTCAAAACTCCAATACAATACAAGTACATTCTTGTTTTTGTTTTTATCTAATACGTCAAAGATCAATTGGTTACTAAAAGCTGACTTTCCAACACCAGGACGTCCTGCAACTACGTACATTTTGCCTGGCTGTAAGCCACCTAATAAGTTCTTATTTAACCTTTTCCAATTTGTAGGAAAGACATTACGCTGCCCTAGCATACCAGTTTTAATATGCGTAAGTGAGGTATTAACAGCAGTTCTAATGCTTTTAAAACCTCTTTTCTTAAAGGGTTCGTGTAATTCTTGTGGTAGATTGTTGTGTGTCATTTTCTTCTAAATTTTCATACTTTTCCCAAGTATGGTTATTAATCCATGTTTCTAAATTCTGCATATAACCTAAGCTATTACGTTCTACTCGCAATTGTGTTTTTAAGCAGTTAATAATATGCTTGTGTTTGTACAGTTTACCACCAACTGCGCGTTCATAGCGCTTTTTGGCTTTCTCATTTGTTTTAGCGTCTGGATCTTTAGCATGTAACACTCTAACCTGCCCATTGACCATTACTTTCATAGGGTAATTAGCACAAAGCTCAGCGAACATCTGATCAATATCTGTAACAAACAAATCTACAAAAGATTGTCTAACTACGTGTTGATCAGGTGTTTCGCCTAACTTTATATATCCCTTTTCCTGTAATTCGTCTAAATTTGGTTTTAAATTGAGGTCGCGTAAATAATTGTAACCTTTTCTATAGATAATATACAAGTAGATAAAATCATCAGCGCTCATATCTGTTTGGCTTAGCACTTCAAAATCTAATTCTACTTTCATTTTAAAAGGGTTTTTCGTTATTACTTTTAAACCTATACAGTTGTTTTATTTTAATTATTATTTCTTCTCTATAATTACCAGAGTCAACATCATAAATATATTCTCTACGTTTTAAGACAAGAAAGAGCCCTTCGGACTCTATAATTAATCTTATAAAAGAATTTGTTATAATTAAATAAAGAACTACTGCAAATATAAACATTTCATACATACTATACAAGTTTTGTTAATATTATTTCCAAACTACATTTTTCAATGTTTTTACACTGCTTTTTAACCATTTTTCTTCTTGACTGCCTTTTACATACAAACATACAATCTTACCACGCTTACCTTTTTGGTAACGTATAATACGACCAACACGTTGTATCATAGTCAAGCCTTTACTAGTTAATCCACATATTACAGCCATAGTTGCATCTGCTACATCAAAACCTTGATTCAAAGCTTTAGTAGAACATAGTACAGGTTTTACACCTGATCTAAAATCTGCTAATGCTTGTTCTCTTTGTTTTTTAGTTTTACCACTGTGATATACTGTAGAGAATGTATCTGTAGCTTCAGCAAGTTTATTTGTAAACTCGTTACTACCACCAAATACTAATATTTTCTCTCCAATATTTTTAATTACAATTTTTTGTAACATAGCTAACTTATTGTCAGCGTGATCTACCACGGCTTTTCTTTGTCGTATAGATCTGTAAAACTGTGCAGCTGCAGCTTTCTCTTGTTGAGTAGCTGTATGTTTACCTGCTCCCATAATATATCTAGCCTGATCAAACGCATCAAACTGTCCAAGTACATATTTAGCATACACAAATGTATTATTTGCTTTTTTGTACTCTTGTTGTTCAACGCTTGTAAGTTCTACAGGCACACATATAACTTCATAGGGAGAAACTAAACCTAGGTTAACACATTCATCTAGTGTTATCCTATACGCTATAGGAGATATAGTGTCAAGTAATTCCTTGTACTCTAAATCCTCTGGTAGCGTTGCAGTCATGCATAATAACCTTTTATATGTATTGTTTTCAAAAAACTTACGATACTCAGGTGATAAACCAAGGTGTATCTCATCACATACAACAATGTCGTAATGATTACCCTTTAGTTTATATGCAGACTGATAGCACATTACGTCCACTCTGTCTAGCAGGTGTTCGTAATTCCATTTTATAAACTCTTCTTTAAATTGTTCTTGTAATTGCGTAGTGGGTACTAATACAACGCCCACACTATCAGGATTACTATCAAGAGTATGGCCCATAGCAAGGACTCCACATCTTGATTTTCCGAACCCAGTGCCAGCGATAATACTACCAATATAGCCATTACTAGCCCATTTATTAAGAGCTTTTCTCTGTTCCTCATCTTTTGTTTTTATTAGTTTACTCACACGCACTTCCATAGATTAACTGTTCTTTCTGTTTGAGTATCATAAAAATCACCAGCATGCTCTATCAATCCCTTCTCACGAAGCTCTGATACACGTCCAGTAACTCTATTTATGTCCCAATCTAAATGCTTAGCTATCATTCTGTTAGTGGCTTGCCCAAGTTCTACATGTAACACTTTTAAAACTTGCGCTTGTCTACTACTAATAATTTTATCATCTAATAATTTTTTGTAAGATGCAACTGATTTTTGATTCATTTTATAAATAATTTATTGGGTTAATAACATATATAATATTATTCCTAGGATTCCTAAAAATCCAAAATACATTGCTAAATAACTAGCAACTATACTATACTTTCGTTTGTTTTGCCACCAGGGCAATCTATCGTCATTCATGATTTATTATTTCTAATATTTGTATTAATTTTGTTTTTAAGTCTTCGTTTTCATGCTCTAAATGCTCTACTCTTGCTGCAAAGCGCGCTAGTAAGTCATCCTTATCATTTGCATCACTCATACCTTTAATACCTACAGCTGTAGCGCAAAGATTAAAAAACTCCTGATAAGGCTTATCTACATCCATAAGATCTGTATGCACTTTAAATGCATGTAGAACTGTAGCATGATCTCTATTAAACATAGCAGCATTTACAGTAGTACTGTAATTAAGCTTATCATTAATTAAAACCATGCATATTCTACGAGCTGTCACTACTTCCGTAGTTCTAAGTTTGCCTCGTATTTTACTGATAGGCACTTCTGTGATTCTAGAAACAGTTGCAAGTATTCTTGCTACGTTTGAATCTATTTTGTGTAATTTTATTTTTCCCATATTTATTGTTTTAAATTATTCCATCCCTCTCTGTAGACCATGACCAAACCACTGGTTAATAATTAATTAAAAACTACAGAGAGAGATAAGAATAAATTTATTTTTCCCAAGATTTACTAATATTTGTATCTGCTTTTAACAGACCGTTTGTTACTACTTTTAAAGCTGCAAGTTCCATAAGTTCTGTTAGTTTATTTACCCACTTATCAGCATACTCTATTTTACATATTGTATCTATCTGATCATGAACAGTCATAACTATTTGAACAGGAGCGCTTGTCATCTTAATATAATCTCTAATAAGAATAAGCGCTAGCTTTGTCATATCCGCAGATGCACCCTGTATAGGTGTATTCTTACTAGCACGTTCTATACTACCAAGCTCAAAGGTTGCACCTTTATCTGAGTTGATTCTAGGATACCAGCTAGAAAACCATCTACGTCTATTAAATGGAGGAAATGTTTTAATATAACCATACTGTTTACCAAAGTTTCCAAGCTTAGATAAAAAGCCACCAATAGCAGGAAACGCATCAAAATATTTATTGATTAACGTTTCAGCTTCTGGTATGCTAATGTCAAGAGTATTAGCTAGTTTGTGCGGTCCCATACCGTAGGCTAAGCCAAAGTTAATAGTCTTTACATTAGTACGTAACTTAGAATGCTTAGGACAGTTGCACTTCTCTCTTTTCAGAAGGAAGGCGCAACCATCTTCAGCAGCATCGGTCCATTGTGTGCCGTATACAAGTTCAGCACACACACTATGTAAGTCTTGCCCTTTTTGTAAAGCATCTATCCATACAGGATCTTTGCTACCAAAAGCGATGACATTCAACTCCTGACTACTATAATCTGAAGATATAAAACAATATCCTTCAGGGGCTGTAAAGCAATTTCTAAAAGTATTATCTGCAGGTATCTGTTGCATATTAGGTTTACTACTAGCAACGCGACCTGTATCTAATATCTGATTAAAACTTGTATGTATTTTATTATCAGAAGACACAAATTTAAAGAAGTCTTTACCGTAAGAGGTAGCTAACTTCATCTTTTCTTTATATTTAACATATAAATCAATAATTTTATGCTTACGTCTGTGTTTATACATTTCTTTACCATTGACATTTTCTAGATCTGGAACCAGTTTTTTAAATACTTTAAGAACTTGTGTAGGACTAGTCCATTTTATGTTAATCTTACGCAATTCATTTACAGGCATAAACAAGTCACCTTGAATATGAGAAGGTACAAAATCAGATAACTCAGCGGTAAACATAACCAAATTATCTAACTCATCTCTCATTTTCAAGGCTTCTTGTTCACTTTTTCGTGCAATGACCTCCCAAGCATCTTTATCAATATCAAGTCCGTTGTACTCAATATCTGCAAATGCTAACACTGCACGATTTTCTAGTTTTATTACATTTTCTAGTTTATTTTTGCTTATCTGTGGTAATTGATGCTCTCTTATTTGAAGTAGATACTCTACATCTTTAGCACCATATATGATTTGATCATCTGTATAAGCTTGTCCAGTTAAACCAATAAATCTATTTCTTATTTCTTTATCTAGTTCTATATTAAGATATTTTTTACAAACATCTTTCAATCCATACTTCACCCCATCCTTGCCGCAGTTTATCACACGTTCTGCAAGGAAAGTGTCGTAGACACACTCAAGTTCGATACCACTATAGTGTTTGATAAACTTATAGTCAAACTTGGCGTTATGAAGTATTTTTACAATATTCTTTGATTCAAGTATATCGCGCAATGGTTCTATACTAACATGCCTAGTATCAATTACATACTGATTGTGTTCATCACCTATTTGAAACATAATCATTTTCTTACAGGTAAAGTCAAAACCTTCAGTTTCAGTGTCAACACCTAACACATCTACTGTAGAGCAATAGTCAACCACGTCTTGAATTGTTCCCAACTCATAACGTGATGACGTAATTGCTGATGTTGTATTAGAGATTAACTGAATCATGATAATCGTGATCAGCTCGTATCTCTAAATATTTTTCTTCAGATGCCATTATAGCTTTTTCTTCAAGAAATTCTTCGTATTCTGGCATAAGGTGTTTGTCTACTAGAATACATACATATTTAGCATATATAGTTTCAAATGTCTGGCCTCCAAATTCAAATGATTTTAAATTATTCTTGGAGGCTTGTTCATAATTAAATTTAAAGACGGAATATGAACCGTCTGTAATCATCTGATAGATGAAACCCATATGTGACATAATATTAATTTTAAAAGTTAATTTTTAGGCGATGAGCCTGTATACATAATAAAAAAATCACCACGCATTGGTGTAGGTCTACCTTTTGGTTGATCAGATCCTTGTGTTCCAAACATAAGTTGAAATCCTATATCTGTATTTATTACCTTAGGAATATCATACTCTACATCTATGCGTTCTCTAGTAATTTTTTCTCCTCTGAAGACTATTTCTTCTTCGGTGACAACATTTCGTACTATTTTTTGTACCTTGTCATTTCCCATATAAAAATATTTGGTTAGCAAAAACAAATATAATCAAAACGATTATATTTATATACATTTTGTTGATAAAATAGGACGAGAAATTAATCCCGTCCTATTACCAAAAACAAGTTTAGAATCCAAGTGAGTCATCACCCACTGGAAGCTGTGCTTCTGTTGCTTGAACTTTCTTGTCCTCTACAACAATAGCCTCAGTATCACTCTCTAGTAAGATGTGTTGTACTTCATCATTAGTCAACACCATCATAGTATTGCTAAATATGTAGTCACCTTTGTGAGTGATATAATCTCCATCTTTACCTCTGCGTTTTGCAGCAGTTTCAAGATTTTGTTCCTGCCATTTGTTTGGTGCAGTTGTCTCAACGATACGTAGTTTCATACGCACACCATTAATTTCAGGATTAAGAATGTTTAGATCCATAACCTCGCCTTTCTCAGACATATACCAATCACCGTCGTCACCGAAGTTGATTCCAAATGTATTAGAAGCGTCAGCTGGTTCAGCTGTTACCCAACATCTACGAGCTCTAGTTGCAAATCTGTCATCAGACTTGTTTAATAGAGTCAACAAACTAACAGGTCTGTCAGATGTTTGTACAATTTCAGCAAATTCTAATTGAATTTTGCCATTACTTACTTTTCTTGCACCTGCAAGAAGCGTGTCACCTGGATTTAAGGTATCCAGAGAACCTGTAGCGAATTCTGCCATGATAATAATGATTAATTAATTAATGTTTTACCGCTTTCTTTAAGCGATCTTCTAATAAATTTTGCACTCTAAGTTTGTGTGTCATATAGATACTCATCATAGAATACTGTGCATTTTTTACGGATAAACTAACAGCACTGTCAAGCTCGTTGACATATGCTGCTAGTTGATTATTAGACAATCCGTTGATGTCTATATCTAAATTTACTTTGATTTCTTTCATATCTTTAATATATACCGAAACAATAAGGATCATCTATTTCATCATAATCAGATCCACCAAGCATATGATAGTCCCATTGTTCAGAAGCTATTTCGCCTTGAAATGGATTATGATAGGAATCACCTTTAAATTTATCCTTAATTTCCTGTTTAGCACAAGAGATGTATTTATTTTCTCCTAAAATTAAATTTAGTTGCTCTCTGTTTTTATCTACAGAATACGAAGAAGTATTTATTCTTGATATTCTCATACCAAAAAAAGTTCTAGGATTATTATGTTTAAGCATATTAAGTATATTTAATAGGTGTTCATCACCTAAATCTTCTACTGCTATTTGTTGACCATCTCTAGTTGTCCAATAATTTGTTTTCATAATAATTATTTATTAACGAGTCTGCTTTGTATTCATACTCAATCCATAATTTATTTAACTCATAATCTAGTTGTATTTGTTCTAGACTACGTGTTGTACCACAACTCACTAGAGCCATAGTACAAATACATAGAATATACTTCATTACAATTTAGATTTTAAACGTTCAGCCTCTTCTTGTGCTTTATCATTTTTATCAGAAGGACTATTATAACAATGGTCTAAATTTGTCTGTTCAATCTCTTCTCTTTCAACAATCTCATCATATACTTCATTTAGTTCTGCTCTTAATCTTTCATTTTCATTAACAAGAGTTTGCCAATCAGATTCCCAAACGTTATTCTTTTGTTTAAGTTCAAGATTCTCTGCTTTTAACCTATCAACATCTTGTAATGCTTTGGTTAGTTCTAAGTTTCTTTGGAGCATATTAAACTCCTTAATGTCTTTTAACTTTGTCATGCCTAATAATGTTTTTAATGTTACAGACTATCGTGTGATAGTTTCGTCTATTGAAGACTCATCAGTGTAACTGAAAAAATAATGGGAAGCTACTAATCACTTCACTTCCCATTATAAGTGAAAAGAGAGTATTGATATAGAAATACCAACTCTATTACTCTCTTCTCTTTTTAATTGTTTACGATTGTTTGTTCAAGGTTAGCTACTCCTATGTTTCCATTGTCCTAGGAACAAAAGTTGGTTATATATAAATAAGACTATTACACTTTTACAATCATTTATAATAGAATGGTATGTCGTACGGAGCACCAGGATTGAATCTACCTTGTAGTTCAACTGCCTCTGTGGGCACAGGTGATCAAACCTGCCTGTCATATAGAGATCGACCACTCTATTATGTTAAGCTCCTGTAATCTTAAATATCTTTAATGATCTTCATCATTCTCTTCATATCTTTTTAATATGCGTTTGTAGAGGTCAATTTGTTGTTGTAGACATCCTAATTGGAATTCATGAGATTCCTCCATTTTCTCTATCTTTTCTTCAAGAGCCATGGTATTAAAATGAAACCTAACAAGTTCTTTCTGTAATAACTTAAAGTTTTCTTCATTACAATCAAAAGTTTTAACAAGGGTTTTGAATTCAATGTGCTTGTGTTCAGTATCCATAATATTATATAATGTAAATTGATTTTAAATGTAAATAAAAGAGCGTGAGGTGTACCTTCTCATCTTTTTATATCTCTACTTTAGCTCTTTTGGTATTATGCGACAGCATGAATACTATATCTACTTTAACTCTTCAATAGTATTATGTTAAATACTCCTGGAGTACTTAAAAGAGAAACTGCCTTAAGATTTTGTGTTATGTTATATTATTATAATAATCCCGTAATGTATAGTTGTATGAAAAGTGGAAAAAGCTGTGTGAGAGACTTACTTGTCACACTCACACAACCAATTCCTATTGAGATCAGCTCAATTCTCAATACATATATCAAAGTACTGTATCGTAGTGTACGCTGAGTTTAACACAATATAAAAAAGCACTCCGATTAGGAGTGCGTAGCAAGCGG